GATTGAAACCTATGAGTCTGCAGGGAAAACCCGTCAAATAAAGTTTTCTGAACTGTCTGCAGGAACTCGCATCAGATACGCGAAACTTGTTGCTGATGGACGGTTGTTCTAGTACCTCTGAACTGATTTTTTTTTCAATTTCTGACTGGAGAAAGATATGTATCGCGTTTATCGCGTTTCTGGGTCACACTTGAGTCTCGTCAGTATCCAGAGAGAGGCAGCGTCAGCTTTCGAGTATTGCGAGAAACTGAACGCCGAAGAGAATTCTACCGGCCACTTCTATTCAACGGATGCCACCGAATACCCGGAAGGGTTTTGCGAAGTCCACGAAGGAAAGAACCTTGACTCACTGCGACGGCAATTTGAATTAGTTGATTGGGAGGATGTTTTCCCAGAGGTCGATTTTAAGGGATGCTTGACGGGCCGAGTCATTCCCGGCGATGAAGCGGGATACACGATCTGCGATGTGACTCACCGGGGAATTGAGTTTGACGAACAGGCGTCTGATGCAGTCATCGCTGATTGACACAAGACCGCTCTGAAGGAACTACCCCTGAACTGATTTTTTCTTTCAATTTCTGACTGGAGAAAACAATGATTGAAAACGTACCATACCCTCAGTTTGTTTTTTATACTCTTTCAGCGATTGCTGTACTGGGGCTGTCAATGGCGTTTATTGCGGAGTGCATTTATGGAGGTGACACTGGAAAAGGCAGAACTGACGGACTGTTTGAAGACAGACCTGCCACAGATTGGCGACGTATGGCTATGGAAGAAGAAACATTGGAGAATTGAACGTATTCGCCCTCTGCTTAATGGTGGGCTGCATCTAATTTTTGTGGAGATTTGAAATGGTCAATAGAGTGAGTGCGTACTTAGGCAACGGTAAGAAACCGTCTAGCGGTTCTGGTGTTCTGAAAGGAACATTTGACGACTTCATGGTTAAGTGCCTTGCCGACACGCTTCAGAGAATGTTGAAAAGCGGTCTGGCAAACAAACAAGAGTTGATTGATATGTACTCGTCACAGAGGTTCTCTGTTGATGCTCCGTTGTACCGTAAGAGCCTCAGACTGTACGATACAGATGTGACCCCCAGAGCGGTTTTTCGGGCTGACTACCGTAACCTTACACGCTTGAGAGAAAATATTTACCTAAACCTTGAATTCGATGATCAAGAGCAGGCTGACGACTTTGCACAATGGGCAATGGTGATGGAAGCGTTTTCTTCTGCTGACTATTTCATTGTCTGGCGAATGGCTCAGATGTTTGAAGACATTGAAGATTCCGTAGGTATCTATGGGGCTTTCTGCCAAGGTGAAGTTTCAGATCAAGAGATTGAATTCTCTACTCAAGTAACCGGAGTCGTGTTGCAGCCGCAGATGGATAAACTGCTACGGTCAGGCTCAATCAAACACGTAGGTGAATTGTCATCGAGAAGTCTGTAGGTATAGTTCCGTAACCCCTTAGTAATTTTTCTGGAGAGAGTAACCGTGGATATGACACTTGAAACACTCATTGGAGCGATCCACCAATGGGGCAGAGAAAGAGGGATTCACCAGAATGGCAGACTGGACTCTCAAGCGGAGAAGTTGGTTGAGGAAGCAAATGAAACGCTTGAGGCTGCAAAGAAACTCGCACTGCACGGGGAAGACTCTCGGCCAAGGTGGGATGAACTTATGGACGGCATCGGGGACACTTTCGTTGTTTTGGTGCAGCTATGTGCCATTGCCGGTATTGAACTTGAAGTGGCTATCGACAGGGCTTATCTCGAAATTCGGGACCGTAAAGGGTTTTTGAATGAAGATGGTGTTTTTGTGAAGGAAACTGATCAATGAGCGACGACGAATTAAAAGTACATAGTGATTGCATAGTCAAACTTGACGGTCAACTGATAGCTGATTTGGATGGTCATGCTGTTCGACTCGGACGGATTACTTCAATCAGTGTGGTTGATTTTAATAGGCCAGTGAGCCGAGTTTGCATGAACGACGGCTCTGTAACCTACGAACCTGATGGCGATGTAGAAGCAACCATCAAGATTACCTGTGACGCTAGTGCTGTAGATCGTTCTGCTGTGCCGGATGCCGCTAATGATGCTGCTGATGGTTAGCGTGTAACCGTCAAAGGCGGATGATGTCGATAGACGTAAAGAAACCCCGGAGGGTGATCCCCTTCGGGGTTTTTTAATTACTAAACAGGTTTACGGTTCTCTGCTTCCCTGTTTGTCTTTTCTCTGTGACAAGGGATACACAACGTCTGCAGATTATCGTCACCGTCTGTACCACCATCAGACAGAGCGATAACGTGGTCGACTTCCAGTGCTGACTCTGGGAGTGATTTACTGCAGACGTTGCATGTCCAACTATCTCTTTGCAGAATTCGGTTTCTTCTTCGGGAGCGGCCTTTTCTTTTGTGGAGGTGTACGCCTTTTGCTATCGGCTTTCGGTCTCGGTTTGGGTCTGGAATTCTGACCGTTGGTATCCCCATTGTAGACTTTCCTGAATGCGTCTCTGATCCACGGTGTACACTGCAATGTCGGCACGCTACGCCCACGTACCGGCCTATTCTTGTCTGATTCAGCTTGTAGGATGCCGAGGCTGATCAGGTCGTCAATCTTTCTGGTGATAGACTCTAAAGGAATGTCTGTCAGTTGTGCAATGGAGGATCTGGTTAATCCGTGGCTTAAAGCTATGGTTCTGATGATCCGGTTCTGACGGCTGTACGCTGTGTCTGTAGCTACCTTCCTGATAAGCCTTCTGATTGTAGGTGTAATCCTGTTCTCGCCTAGAACGTAACACAAACACAATGCCAGTTTACCTAACTGCTTCCCCACACGAGTACCCGCTTCAGGTCTGGCATCATATAGTAGTTCGCTGCTCCCAAACTCTTTGCTTCTCGCTGCCTCTGCTCGGGAGCAAGCAACAACGTCTGTCAAAGCCTGAATAAAAAGGATGTCTGACGGAACGTGGTCTGGACGCAGTAAATCATTCTGGCGAACAGTGCTATGTAAGTGGCTTAGGAAGCCAGCAGTGTACGCACGCTGTTTAGGGAACGATCTGCTGTCCCCTTCTTCATTGCCCTCCAAGGTACTTCTGGAGATTGAAGTTAGGATGTTACTGATTGCCTTCTTGTTCCGGATAACTTCAATCTCTCTGTCCGTCTCTAACCGGCAATGCAGGAAACGTTCTCCCAATGCTGCCATATTGAGGGAGTAGATTCTCTCGGTGATGCCGATGATCATACCAAACATGACATTGGAAAAAGATGCAGACACACCGTTTCGGTACTCGACATCGAGTTTGCCGTCGAAGATGTCTCGCATCTCACCAAACACGTTTGCAAGCTGTTGCGGAGTGGATTCCAGTAGGAGAGTTCCGTCCTTAACAATGACACACTTACCCTGTAACAGAGGTACCAAGTGGTTGCCTTGTCGTGAGCCTGAGACCAGCCCTGTAAACTTAGAAAGACTGCGTGTGTGAATCTCGTCTGATGCAATCAGTTCGCAGATTGTTGACTTACCACTTGAAGGTGCTCCTACCAAGTACATCCATAGAGGGTCGCCTTCCAAGGTCACAGCAATGTGCGTAGCCAGACAGATAGCCAGACAATCTTTCATAGAGTCTGTCATGACCATGTCTTGCTCGTAGATCTCCATAAGTTTGTGGAATGAATTACAGGCTTGCGGCTGGATACTGATGACTTCGTTGAGGTCCAGTTCCGTCAACGCTTCGTCGATAAGGGTGTACAGGTTCATAGTGATTCCTTCGCTTCTGCTATGCGATTACGTGCTACAACGTAATACTCTTTACAGAGTTCAATTCCGATAAAGTTAAATCCTTCAAGCATACACGCCTTACCTGTACTTCCAGATCCCATAAAGGGGTCCAAAACAGTACCGTTAGGAGGCGTTACCAACCTACAAAGGTATTTCATTAACTCAGTAGGTTTTACTGTTGGATGTTTATTATCCGTGCCTCTATCTTTTTTATTGGCTTTAGCACAGTAGAAGAAACGGGCTGCACTGCCTTGGCCGTTGCTCTCCGGAAACAGCCCCACCACCTCCTCGCTGCCGTCGTGGATCAGGTTGGCGGGGAATCGGCCTGATACGGTTTTTGTGTACGTTTTACCACTGGGACGCCAGCCATCATCCATAAAGTTTGAGCCAAATCCATTTTCTGTGATTGTGTCAGTTCGCTCCTCCGTCCCCACCCGACACCCATCAATATTCATCGCCCCGGTGCCGTGCTCCAGCACGTTGGCGGCCACGGTGCCGGGGAATGGCTTGCGTGCCACTGTGATCGGCTCCAGTGCGGGCTTTAAGCTTGACGACCAGCCTTTGAGCTGCGACTTAAGTTTGCCGCATCTCTCGCACTGGCCACGTCCTTGTAGTGCTCCTGCATCCAGTGCTCCCGGTGACTGCTGAACACTCTCAGGTTCTCCGGCCTGTTGTCCGCCCTGTTGTGGTTGATGTGATGAACTTCCTCGCCGTCCTGCAGTGGCCTGCCCAGCATTTGTTCCGCCACCAGTATGTGTTCCAGCACATAGCCGTTCTGCCTCGCCCGTGGATGCTTCGGATTGCGGATCATTCGATAGCCCTTGTCCGGCTCGATGTACGCCCCGCCCTTCCATGCCGGATTGTTCTTGCCCCGCATTTTGCTTGCCCGCTTGGCAATCGCTTCGGGCTTGTGCATTTGACTGCACCCCAGCAGCCTGTTGCTGCATGTGTGACTGCAACAATGGGTGGCGTTTTTCTTCAACACGTTCGGTCGTCGATAGATTGGTTTCCCGCAGGCCTGGCATGTCGTGTTCGGTTTGCGATTTTCCATCTGCACCCTCCTTAACGGTGTGGGTGCATGGTATCGGATTCGCCCCGCATTCACAAGACTCAACTCGCGAAAGATTGAACCCTTTACTAAACCCACTGCCATACACCCACGCGATCATATCCCGGATTTCAAACCCCGCGTCTTCAATCCGCACAGCCATTCGGTGCTGCGTGCGTGTGCCAGCAAAGGCCAGCAGATGCCCGCCGGGCTTCAAGACCCGAAGACACTCCTGCCAGACTTCGACAGATGGAACGTCGTAGTCCCATTTCTTACCCATGAACGCTAGCCCGTATGGCGGGTCAGTTACAACGCTATCAACACTGTTAGACGGCAGTGTTTTCATCTTCTGTAGACAATCACCGCAAGCTGTTTTTGCTTTAGACATATCAGTTTCCTTGGTAAGCGTTGTACAAGTCTCTGAGGTCGAACTTGTTGGGAATGGTTGAGTGACTTGGCACAGTGATCTTAGACCAGTCAAGGTATCGGATGCTGTTTACAGAGTGCCCGCTGCTCTTGAGACGCCTTGCAACGCTCTGTACGCCCTTCTGACCGGCTTCATCGTTGTCGAAGAGTAAAACTACGTCTTTGCCTTCCAAGACGCTCAGATAGGCTCCTGAGAAACCTGAGCCGCATGTCCCGAGAAGGTCCACCGTGGTTTCTGCGTCTTTAAGGATCTGCCTTCCAATGAGATAGTCAGCGTGACCTTCAGCTACCCAGATAACAGAAGCATCTGTCAATTGGTTCAAGCCGAGTATGGAACAAGACCACGGCTTCGGTGAAGCGTAAGCGATATTAGTTCTGGGACAGTATTTGTGTAGGGCGATGACCTTGCCCTCTTGGTTGCTCACGGGAAACCAAAAGTACGTTCCGTCATACTTAATGCCTTCATCACGGAGCACTTTTGTGTGTACTCCTTGTTTACGCTCTGTAAACAGCCTTGCCTGTTTTGGAGTCAACGCCGGTAAGTTCTGGTAGAACAGTCTGATCAAGGTAAGAGCGTTGCCTTTCTGTTTGCAGGTGTAACACTGCCAGATGTTTCCTTCTTCTTTGCTAACGGAACACTTCTCTTCCTTGTAGCATGAAGGGCAGGTGATGATGCAGTCATCTGACTGGTCATCGTAAGGGATGTTGAGGTGGTCAAGGATCTTCACTTGTCTCTCCTGATAAGTACCGCTTTGTCCCAACGGGACGTACAAAGTTCTGGGTCAACAGGTGCTTTGATCCCGTATTCGGATGCAGCCTGTTCCATTAGCTCACAGATTGCCCAACAGTGTTTCTTTGGAAAGCGTTCTGGCATTGAGAACACTAACTCGTCATGACACTGCAATACGATTCGTCCTTCAGGGTACTCTGAGACGAAGTAATCATCACAGAGTTTCATCGCTCTCTTTACTATGACGCCCTCTGCTCCCTGCACAATGTAGTTCACTCCAGCGTGAGCGGCTTTTTCTAACCTGCCTGTCCACACGTTGATCTGGTCGCGTAATTCTAGTGGATACCCTCCAACAGTCTCCACGTAACCCCTTGCTTTAATCGTTTGCTTCGTCTGTTCGATGAAATCATGTGCGTTTGGGAAGAGCCGCAGTACAGTGTCCCAGAGACCCGGTATGCCAGCCGTCTGTTCGATCCTCTTTGGTGCTGCTCCAAAGATGAATCCAAAGTTGACGTTTTTTGCAATTCGTCGTTGAGCACTTGTAGGCTTCTCAGAATCCTTAACATCGAAGACTCGTCGAGCAACGTAATCGTGAGCGTCCCAGCCTCTGTCGAAGGCATCCATCATCTCCTGTTCTTGAGTTACGAAGGCAAAGATTCTCAGTTGCAACTGAGAGTAGTCACAGTCCAACCACCAACGGCCTTTTTCTGGACCGAAACACGATCTCAAACTAGGACTGTATCGCAGATAGCGGGCAATGTCGGGAGCGTCTTCTTCGTAAGGATTCCCCGCTTTGCTGACTTGTTGAATGTTGGGGTCACTACTGCTGCAACGAGTTGTACTGGTGCCTGTCTTGTTGAGGTTTGGGTGAAGTATTGATCGTGCTTTGTTAGTGCGGTAGGTGTTTAAGTATTGAAGTTTCTTGAGGTATTTTCTGTAACTCAGTTCTACCCCTAAAAATTTGAACTTCCTTTTGTCCTCAGTTACCTGATCTCTCAATGCCAGCAAACTTGCTGCGTCTGTCTTAGGCGATTTCTTTTCTGTGTAAGCAACTGGTTCGAGGTTCCAATCGTCGTACAACAGTCCTACGAGCGTGTGATTAGTAACCTTATCCAAGCCCGACAACTCTAAAGATTTCTGGTGCAATCTACTGATCCAATGTTCGCAGGATTCGATTGCTTCACTCAGTGCTCTTTCGTTTACGTGTACTCCGTCTTGCTGCATCTTGTAAGTTACGTGGCTGATGTCTCGATTGATACTGAGAAGCCTCTCTAAGTCGTCTCCGTGACGCTCTGTAAGCAGCCCAAAGTACATCTGTGCTAATTCATGTGTATTGACACAGTCAGCCTCTAAGTAACGAATGAGAACGCTTGCAAGTTCTCGCGGTGCC